TTATGATGGCCAAGCCAAAGATGGAAACGATTAACGATCAAAAACGAGAGGAACGTGTAGCTGGATTTATAGAAGGATTATGGGGCGTCAGATGTCATAAGCTGCCAGTCTCTTACGGACTGGACTATTGGTGTGAGAGCAAGGGCAGTTCTTTTTGGATGGAAGTTAAATGCCGAAGCTTTGGTATAAATAAATACGAAACGCTTTTGTTGAGTGCATCTAAACTTAGAATGGGAGCTGCTTTGTCTTTAGCAACGAACAGACCATTCGTTCTAGTGTTTGCAATGACTGATAGTGTGTACTCACATACCTGGGATAAAAATAAAGTGTATGACGTTAGATTCGGTACAGTTGCCGAGCCGCAACTGCCAGAAGATTCAGAACCATACATACATCTTCATAAAAAAGACTTAACGTGTTTATCGGACAGTGCTTTAGGATTTGATAGAGACGAGTTAGGTCTAACCTAACAGCTCTGCTATCTCTTGATCTCTTGGATTAGGCAGTAGCGTTGGTCCTCTACGCGCGACTCTTGCAGTCGGTACGTTTTGCACTTCAGGTAGGTCTAAAGAAACTTGGGGAGGTCTTGCCATAGTTTGACTCGGATCAGCTAAAGGCGCTCTCGCGCTTATATTTTCATCTAAAATTAAATCAACAGTTTCTGGATCGGGTATTTGACCTCTAACCGCTGCTTGCGAGGCTGCAACTTTTATTGCAGGAAAGGCTGTTCCATAAGAATCAATAAGCGTAGGAGCTTCTTTCATTATTTGTCTGTCAGAAACCTCACCTGCTAACCACTTAATCAATCTTGGTTGTCCTAATGCCCAAGCCATTGCTCTCAACATGCCAAATGTGCCTGCGGCCATGAATGGTTGAAATATGTATCTAAAGACAAATCCCTGTGTAAATAGTGAACCGCCACCAGCAGCACGTTCTCCACCTATTGCAAATTTTATATTGTCTTTAGCTTTGATTAATTTCAGAGCTTGTTCTTTTCCAAATGTTTGCTCTAAAACCTCTGTTCCATAATTGTCTATAGCTTTAACAAATCCACCTTCATTAAATAGTTTTGTGATGACATCTTCACCTGGATTAACAACATCATCTAAAATTTTTCTCATTGCAGCTTGTTGAAATTGCAAAAACTCTTCTGAATTTTCACCTAGCAAAGTTTTGACTCTACCTATTTCTTCTGATCCAGCAGGTTTAAAAATTTTAGATACAATTTCTTCAGGATCTATGGTGCCTCTTTGTATTCTTTTAAAAACATCTAGTTTTTGTATATCATCTAAATCTGTTTGAGCTTTAATTCTTTCTTTCAGGGCATCCTCAATCCCTTGAGCTGAACTTTTACTTGTTATTAGGTTGTTGAATTCATCTAAAGAGCCTACGTTTACAAGTTCTTCTGTATCTCTTAATGTCTTTAAGAATTCATTTTTTGCAGTTGAGCCTCCAAACAATTCATCAGCAGTAGTGCCATACCCATCTATGGCGTTAGCTAATTTGTTGTAATTCATGTTGCCTGTACGGTTTACATTTTTAACTAAGTTTCTTATGAACTCTCTTTGCAACATATTTCTGACTTGTTCTTTATTTTCAAAAACAGTTTGGTTCAGTTTTATGTCTGCTTTGGCAAGTATGTCTTCACCACCTTCTTTCAAGAAAGGTACTCTGCTTGGTTCACCTGAACGTCTTACCCTACCAACTTCGTCATACTGTTTTCTTACACCTGCTGTTTTAAAATCAAGCGTGTCTAAAAATCTTTTTAAATCTTGTCCGTTATTTTTTTTCATAACCTTAGTTATGATTTTATCCATATCAAATCCACCAGATTGCGCGTCATTCAAAATAGATTTGAATGTGGGTTGATCAAACGCCATTCTTCCTCTTGAAAAATACGAGTTAGCTAATTTGAGAGAATCCATGTGCGATTTAACTTGGTCTTTAAATTTTGATGTGATTCTTGTCCTTCCTTTAGCTGCGGCTAATAATTCAACGGCATACTGATCCCCTTCAGTTAAACTATTTATTATTCTATCTATAGAATCTAAAAATTTTGTACGTTCTGAATCGCTAAAAGTAGCAAAATCAACTCCCTCGCTCCTTTGTCTGGCCCGAGATGCCAAATCAGATCTCACTCTTTGCAATTGCTCAAGTGATACTGTTTTTTTGTTTCCGCCCAAATTTTTTAAAAATTTCAAACTTTGTCTAACTATATCTTCTTCTTCGACACCGTTATCTAACAATTGATCATCTAAATGTTTTGCGTAAGCTCTAATGGGTTGCACATCAATCCACTCTAATTGTTCTGTGATCTGACCACCTCTAGGTAGCAGTTCTTGAAATTCTTCAACTGTTTGTCCTGGTCTTCTTTGCAATTTACTAATATCTGTAGGTACTTCAAAAAATTTATTTACTTGTGCATATAAATCATCAGAAGTATCTTTCCAACTTTTGTAAGCTTGTTCTGTGAACTCCCTTATTGCGTAGCCAGTCTCTGTAGTGGCTGGCTCTGCAAAAGCATCCATGTTTTTTAGAATTTGATTAACTGATTCGTCTAATTTAGATTCAGCTACGTTAAGTGCTTTCTGTGCTGCTATTTCTTGCCTTTGTAAAGAATCTCTTATTAATCTACCTGTAGCTACGTCTGATGAAGCATCAGCAAAACCTGATTCTTTTATGTCATCTATAGACTTACTAAATTTTTCAGTGAGATCGTTGGTTGATCTGTAAGTATTTTTTAAATCTGCTATTAAGGTGTCAGTCATTCCTCTTTGTCTTTGTTTGAAACCGCTAACTGTTTCTAAAATAGGCTGTAATCTACCACTCAAAGGGCTGTCTAATGCAGCTAATGCAACTGCACCTTTATATGTCTCTCCTGTTTGGGGGTCATATATTCCTCTTCCAGCGAGAGCAGAAGCTTGTTTCAAATCTTTTGCGCCAAGTTCTCCTTTGAGTAAAGCTTTTTGACCAAAAGTTGATTTGAGCAATTTGCCCCCTAATCCAAAAACAAATTCTCCACCAGCCCCTATTGCAAATTCTTTTGCTGCTAATTCAGCCAGTTCTCCTGGGCTTTGATCTTGTAATCCGCTGACATACTCTAAAGCCTCTTCACCAGATTTACCTACTACAGCTCCAGCACCAGTACCAACAGATATTTTGCCAATATCTCCAATGGTCTTTGATTTGATGCTTGGGAACTTAGGTTTAATTCTACCTCTAGTTATTATGGATCCTGCTATAGATCCAACTATAGGTCCTACAACGCCTGACAAATCGGCAAAATCGCCAGCAGAAAAATAACTACTTTCGTCAATGATTACGTTTTTGTTAGATTTGTAGGGTAAACCCATTCTGTTCATGCCCAAAGGCGTTAAGGCCAATCTACCCTTACTATCAATTGTGTAGCCGTTAGTTCCTACTGCCTCTTCAAGCACTTTCTCTTTTCCAAGTATAGTTTCTTGTGCGCCTAATTTAGCACGCAACCAGAGAGCATCTACACCAGTATCGTAGTCAAAGTTAGTGTCGTATTCTTCTGCTAATCTTTGGGTTTTAGCATCTATAAACCCTTCACCACCTTCTTGATAGTATTCGATTCCTCTTCTTTTTGCGTATACAGGATCTTCTGTATCAACTTTGATATACCTACCATTTGGAAGTCTTACTCTTATCGCCATTATTTAATTACATCATCCGCAGTTACGCTGACCTCTGTTTCTGTAGGAGGTGTATATCTTTCTTGTTGATCAAATATAGATAGATTTGGAACTTGCGCTCCATATTCTTTTTTATAAAATTCTACTGTGTTTCTTGATTTGTTTGTAGAAGAGTTGATTCTTTGCCTTATCCTTTCTAAACTTTTTAATATAGCTCCTCTACCTTCACCTAAGTCTGCAACATCCCCTACAATTTCATCTATTAATTGTCTATCTAAATTTGAGATAGTTCTACCTGACTCATTCAACAATTCCCTTACTAATTGAGTTCTTATAAAAGTTCCTATTTGTTTTGCCTGTGTTGCGTCTTCAATAACTTCATCCCCAAAACCAGCGAAACCTTTAATTTTACCTAAAGCTCTTCCTAAAAGACCTTTTCCACCAGTGACAGACCCTGATTCGACTAAGCCAATCATTTTTTCTAACTCGTTATTTATAAAATCCATGTTGGTCAAATGTAATTGAGCATCAGCGTATGTAGTTACAATCTTATTTTTTTCAGTGGCTGATAACTTATCTTCTTCAGCCATTTTCCTTTTTAGCTCGTCTTCTGCCAATTTTTCAGCCATTTGTTCTTCACTTATTCTTTCTGAAGCTCTAGTTGCTCCTAATGCCAACCCTCTGTCAATTTGGCCAGTTTCAACCATCGCTGATCCAATCTCTTGCATAAGAGTAAATGCGTTGTCCCTTCTTTCCTGAGATATTCTTTCTTTTTCAGCTTCGTCAAACTCTCCCGCTCTCGTTTGTAGAATTCTTAAAGTTTCGTTTATTTTATCTTTTTCATCTTTGGCAGCTTTTGCTTTGTCTATTTCACTTTGTTTTTTACTTTGTGCCTGTTTTTCAATACGCTCTTTTTCTGTAAGTTCAGAAAGTTCCTCCGTAATAGTATCAGGAGGTGTTAAATCGGGCGGTTGTTTACCTGTATCAGTAGCTGAGTCTAAAATAGGTACAGCTACGCCACCTACTAAAGCGGTTGAAGTTATAGGGTTTTCTCTAAAAATTTTAGCTGCTCTTTCGCGCTGTTTATTCAATTGTTCTACAATTTTTAGCCCTTTTCTGCCCTTTCTAAAAGTCTGAAAAGGACCTGCAATCAATCCTCCTACGCCAGTAGCCATCAATCCAGCAGATACGTAATCTAACGGGTCGCTGGGATCAAAAATAAGTTTGCTGTAATCAGCGTATTCATCTTGTATTTTTTGGTCTACTTCGGCTTTTATTTGCTCAGCTGTTTTACCCGTTGGGTCTACACCCATTTCATCCAAATATGTTTTCAGTTCAGGTGAAACATTTACATCACCCCCAGTTGAAAACATTCTGCGCTGTAAAACTGTCATTTTAGTTGGTACCTGATGCTTGTGAATACACGTTATTAGCAATTTGACTGAGAGGGTTTTGTCTTGCTTGGCCAGTGTTGCTTAACGCTCCATACGTTCCTAAGAATGTGCCTATACCAGCCGCCAAAGGATCTTGCGGCATACCGTAAGTCGTTCTTACATCTGAATATCCAGATTGATATTGTGGAATAAATCCTTTTACAGCTGACGCTGCCTGTAGAGGTGCCATTCTAGTTTGAACTGCTTGATCATATTGTCTGCCTAAACGTGTCTCAGCTAAATCTCTTGCACCTTGACCCAAACCTACCAGTTCCGATCTTTGTCTTTGTCCTAAGTCAAATCTATCCACTCCGAGCTGTCCTATTCTGCCACCGTAATCAGCTATATCTGCACCTATATTTCTAGCCAATCCAGCTCGTCTTGCGCCTATACCTCCTAGCTGAGAACCAAATCCAGATAGTCTGTCTGACAGAGACTCTCTAGCTCTTGCTTGTCTTTCGAATTCGTTAAGAGCAGATTGTTGTGCTGTTTGGAACCCACTAGACCTAATATTTGATAGAGCTTCTCCTAATCCTCTGCCTAAAGCTCTACGTCTATCTGCGGCACTTAATCTAGCTCTCGAACCAAAAGCACTTTCTCCGCCTGTTTGTATGTCTCTAGTCCTGGCGTCAATATCCGCAAGCTCTCCAGCTTTGAAAACGTCATCAATAGTTTGTTGTACTACTCTTTGTTCAAAAGGATTGTAAAACTGTTCTGTAAACCTTGGATCAAATTGTAAACTAGCAGCAAGCCTAGCCGTATCTGCTCCTTCTCCTATAAGTTGTTGTTCTCGCCTAAAAAAAGGATCGGCTATATTACCTGCCCCAACCGATCTAGCTATAGCTCGATCCAAGGCAGAGAGGTTTCTATCTAAAAAAGGTTCATAAGAACCAATACCCGCAAAAGCTTGTTGTCTGGCTAGTTGTTCAAACGGATCAAGACCAGCAGTCTCTCTAAGTATTGCAGGTGCGCCAAACACTCTGTTAGCTGCTTGTGTTGCTTGTGCGATAAGTCCAGGCGTGTCAGGTGAACCGAAAAGCGCCTCTCTTACAAAAGGATCGGATGTTCTTTGATCACGTACAAATCCAGTCGCTACGGGGGATATGGTTCTTGGATTTCTTGAAATTGCCATTAAATACTCTCAAATATATTCATTAACTCACGCATATTTTGTACGCCTTTTTCCCTTGACTGACTACCGCTTTTAACAAGTTCAATACCCGATTTGTTCTTTTTCATATCGTAGGCACCTGCGCCTCTTGTAGCTTTGGCAGTCATTACAAATTCTCCGTCGCTCAACATAGCTGGTATATCATCGGAAGTGCCTGTACCTGGCCCGATTGATTCTCCGCCTTCTCGTAAATCCAGTTCAGCTACACCGCCAACTGCAAACGCTTGTCTTTGTCCCATATTGGCTATATCTAAAACAGCTGGTTTGGGTGCCAAACCAAACTCCCCTCTGGTTCCGCCAGTGCCTAAATCAGAAGCAAGTTGGTATCTGCCTAACGCATCCATACTAACTTGAGGTGTAACAGCAAGACCGCCAGCTCTATCCTTAGCTGCGTCGTAGGCTAGTTTGCCCAAGAATCCACCTAGCCCAGCAGAAGCTAGACCACCTAACCCACTGCCGAAGCCGCTTCCTCCGCCAAACACATTACTTACAACACCAGGCATAGTTCTAGCGCCTGCTTGTCTTCCCTTCGCAATTAGTTCAGCTTTTTGTTGATCTGTCATTGCCTGAATTTGTTCATGGGTATAACCGTATTTTTCTAATTCTGCTGATCTACCTCCAAAACCTGCAGCATCCCCTAATGCTTTTATAAAAGGGTTAGTCCCACTCGCACTTGCAGGAGTTCCTCCTACTTGAACAAAAGTACCGTTTGCATCTGCCTGAAATACGTTTCCTACTTCATCTTTGTAGTAACCTGTAGATTCATCATAAACTACTGATCCTTGAGGCTGTACAGGAGCCGTTTGTTGCGCACCTCCAAACAAGCTACCTATACCTTTACCGATATTACCAAATAGACCTACTTTGTCTTCACCAGGCAGTATAAATTCTTTGGCTCTGCTGAATAATCCACCTAGACCGCTTGACCCACTTTCTATTGGATTTATACCTGGTGTTGCTTTAGCGTTTCCAAACAAGCTACCTAGCCCTGAACCTTTGCCCATTTTTCCAAAAAAACCTTTTGGACCAGAACCTAATGAAGCCAAAGCTAAAGGGCTTGCCTTGCCTCTAGCAACATCAGCAATTGTTTGCACTCTGTTTACAGTGGCTGCGACTGCTCCGATAGGCCCAGGTACAAATTGCAAAATCGGGGCTGCTTTACGAGCTATTTTTTTGACAGCTTTAAAAGCTTTTTTTAAGAAAAATTCAGGCATACCCGTAATAGGATTTATAGACATACCTCGTCCAACTGTATATTGATTTGGATCCAATCCCGCATCAATCATTTCTTGGTCCAAACGATTTTGCAAATCTTGCGAAATGACGGGTGGTATAACCCTTTCTCCTAATGCAACGTGAGCTAGAAACTTATCTTCATTTCTGCCCAATGATGCAATGCCTGTTCCTGATGTATCTATTCTATTCATTTGTATCCAATTCTACTGTTTTTAATGTTTTTGTTAAATAAAATTCATTTCTAAATATTCTTTTTTGTCTTCCCAACAGGGGCGCGATATTAGCCAAAAAACTAATAAATAACGGTTTCCTGATTGTACAGCGAGTCCTCGGTGCATGTGAGTAAAGCTAGGAAAAATTAAAGCGCTGCCTGTTGGAAGTGGATTTACAATACCTCTACCTTGAAATTCTGTACCGCCCCCCTTGTATTCACCTGTATTTAAAGGTACAACGACGCTTATATCTGCACTTGCGTCGTGATGCCAAGCTCCTTGTTTTTTGTCTTTTATATTGTAATTAGCTATTTGTATACCGCCGTCAGTGACCATTCTGCCCCAAATGCCCATAAATAAAGGGTTAAGAACAGTTAGGACTACATTCAACAAAGAAAGATATAATTCAGGTATATTATCTTGTAAAACTATCTCTGGTATTTGTCTAAGTACGTCTTCGTCCGTATTAGGCTCAAAATTAAAATGTTGTTTGATATTTTCTAGTTCGTCATTGAATATATCACAAAATGTTTCTGAAAAAATGGGTGCGGTATATACATCCTTTAATGGTTCTTTAATAATCTTATGTAGGGGTAAATTTTCTAAACTATCTTGCCCTTTTGATTTTAAAAAACGTACTATATCTAATTGTGATTCCTTAATAGCTGTGAAAGTTTTATCCTGTATGAACCAATCAGCAGGTTGGGTGAGAAGTAAATTTTTTACTTCATAAGTTGTATTTGTGCGTTCTAAAGCCTGCATATCAAATCTCTATACTTGTCGCTCCGTTGTTTCTGACAGTTACAGAACCCAGTTCTGATTGCAGTTCAAAGCCCCTCGGATCCCTCGGCGTATGAAGCTGTACCCATTTGTTGCCTGTATATACTTGCAGGACTCCAATAGATGTGTTCCATACTACATCACCTTGGTTAAATTTTAAAGAACCAAGCTCTGTATCGTTGAATTGTGGCGTAGAATCTGGATCAAATGTTCCTAAGTTGAGTTCTAATATTCTTGTAAGTCTGTTGAATGTCTCTTTGCTTACAGACGGTTGTACTTCTGTAGGTAATCTTGTTTCTAAAAGTTTGCTCATCTTCTGCCATCGGTTTTAACATCCATTCTAGTATCTCCTAAACGCCATCCTATAGATAAATTACCATTTGATGTCGCGTCATCATTTGATTCAAAACGAACAACAGCTTGCCTACCGCGCGCTCTTAAATTAACTTTTTGGGTATTAGAACTTATTTCGTTAGTTGATTCTGTAGTCAAGGTATCACCAGGGAAGTTTCTGACTTTTGTAACTACGTTTAAAGAACCAGCGTTAGCATCTTCCAAAAACTTTACGTCAGGTATTATTGATGATATTTGATTAAATCTATCACCATCTCCTATGTCAAAATCACTTGATTCTACAAATACGTTAGTCATCGCGGTTCCATCGTCGTCAAAACCAACCTCATGTTGATAAAGCACTCCGCCGTCAGTAGCTTGAGGAAATGATTCAACACCTGAATCTAGCCAAACAGTTCTTACCAATTGTCCGTAGTACCAAACTTTTTGCTCAGTATTATAGATGACATAACGATCTATCTCTGTACTTGAAGCTGATGGATAAAACCACCCAACTTCGTTGTGTTCATTATTAGTAAAAGCTTGTATTTTGAAAGCTTGACCTTGATTAAGATCGCCAAAAACATAATTGTGAACGCTGCAAGGTAATTCTTGCACAGTGCCGTTATAAATATAAAAATTACCGTAGCTCATAAAATAAACACCAGTTGCCGACGTAATCGCCGCTTTGGGTCCTATTAATCCAGATCTTTCGTTTATTAAATTTATACTGAAAGTAAGTGGTGATCCAACAAACTGCATTGAATAAACGGATGTGTCAGTAAATATAATTATCTCTTGTCTTGATTTTACACCCCCCACAATTGAAGACCCTGATGAAAGCCTTACAGAACCTGCTGTATTTGTAATTAGCGGTTCAAATTCAAGTTCATTTTCTTGATCAGAAAACGCTACAAGCATAGGATCAACACTACCTGTACGTGTTGTGCCAGATATAGCGTCAGCTCCTAAAACTATTAAATGCCTGTCTACCTCTGAGGTCAAAACTTGTAACCCCACTGTGGGTACTAAGTTAGCTCCTGACACATTTGATAATTCAACGGCCCTCGTTCCCGTGCCGTTGTTTTCTACCCATCTGTATATACCTCCGCCTCTTGTATTGATGATTAAATTCTCACCAAAATTATCATGTGTCCAAAGTCTTAATTGATTATTTCCGCCTAATGCAGTGGCTGACCCCCAACCACTCGAACCCCAAGTACCAACACCCCACCCAGTTGATTGCACGTATACATCTAATCCTATATTTATTTGATAAACAGCATCTGTAGATGAACCGCCGTTACCAGAATCACTAGAGTTAGCCGTTACCGTTGAACCTGAAGTATCTTTAGCAGTTATAGTATATGTATTAGAGTCAGTCACCAAATCTATCTGGTATTCTTGGTTTAATACAGTTGCCGTTACATTTCCACCTAAAGACACTGCGCTAGAAAAAGTTACAAAGTCTCCGTTCACAGCACCGTGACTAGCATCAGTTACTGTTACGGTAGATGAACCGTTTGTAGCGGCGAATGTAGCAGCGTTGGTGGTAGTTTTACGTGTCGGCGTAACATCAGCATAGGCTGTACCATCTTTTATATAATATTTGAGATGTGTGCCAACTCCTAAGTATTTATTGCCACCTAATGAAATCCAATTATGCAAAGCACGAGCTGTTCCTAAATAAGTGCTATCCGTTAATTTTTGCCAACCTCCAAATTTTTCAACTCTGCCATCTCGGAATCTTATCAAATTACAATCAAACCAACCTCCTTCATTGCTATAAGCAGTTCCTTCTCTATTTATACCAGGTCTAAAATCTACTTTTGAAAATGGCATTTATATTTTCTCCCATTCTTTACCTTGAAACAGATCAGCTTCAGCAGCGCGTCTTTTTACCAAGCCAGCTAAAACAACGCCGCCTGCTTTGTTCCATCTTTTTATTTGTTCAGGAACATCCTTATAATTTTTTTCATTAAGTACTTTCAGTAAAGTTGAATCTTTCAAATTATTTGGTCCCAAGTTATAAACCCAACAAACTAAGGCGTCAAACTGACATTGTTCTAGTGGTACTTTAATCATGTCATTTATGTAACCTTCGTATTCTGGAAGCTCCTCTTTCAAAAGATGATCTGCTTCCTCTTGATTTATTTGGTCACCTTCTTTGACGCCTTTTATTACGCCGTATCCAATCGTCCAAATACCTACGCTGTCTTGATAAGCCTCTAGCCTGCATCCCTCGTAGTTCTTTATTAGTGATACACCTTCTTCAGATATTTTCATATTAGTCGTCTTTGCTTGGTGTGTTTGAGGCTCCAAAATAAAAACTAATAATAGCTGAAGCTAAACCGCCTAAGTATCCTAATACAAGGTTGATCAAAGCTTCGCTATTCTGTTCTGGCGGTTGTATTGTGACTAAGAATATATAACCCATAAAACCTCCAATGACAGCTATACCTATAATTCTAGCAGTCCAATCTTTAGAAAATGTTGACCTAGCGTTTTGTGTATCTTGTACTTCTAGTTTAAATACATCCACTTCTAGCTCTTTCATCTTAATTTCAAAATCAGCTTCAGCTTTTTTTAACTCAAGCATTTGTTCTGGCGTAGCGTTGTCTATAGCTTTCTGTATTTCTTTAGGTTCATTCTTACAACCTAGTACATCTGCAATGACATTTGCAGCCATGCCCCCCATGGGTCCACCTAAAGCAGTTCCAAGTGTAGGTGCTACTGATCCAACTAAGTTTTTAAGTAATGCTTTCATATATCCTCCAAAGTAAATATTTTTAAAGGCTCACTTATGCCTTTAACTTCTATAGGTTGCAATGATTTTAGCGCAAAATCACAATTTTTTGCAGTTTCCTCTGCAATTATTAGATTGACACCTACGGTTTTACAACTTGACTCACATCTAGCAGCTATATTCACTGCACTACCTATAGCACTGTAATCAAATCTTGTATCGCTACCCATGTTGCCTATAACTGCTTCTCCTGTATTGATACCAATACCTATAGATACACCTACATCCGATTCAGCAAATTGTTTTTGTATTTCTTTTGCACACTCTACTGCTGCTTGTTCGTGATTTTCTAAATCTATAGGAGCGTTAAATATAGCCATCATCGCATCGCCTATATACTTATCTACCATACCTTCGTATTTTTTTACTGCATTAGATTGTATTGTTAAAGCCATGTTCATAATAGCAGTTACACTTTCAGGATCCATAGTCTCACTCATAGCAGTAAAACCACGTACGTCTGTAAATAAAAATGTGCATCTTTTCTTTTCACCACCTAGCTTCAACAGTGTAGGATCTTTTTGCAAAGCTTTAACCTGACGTGGATCAAGATAATGTTCAAATTGTTTTTTGATTTGTTGTCTTAATTTATATTGCTCTCTAAATCTAATATAAAAAGCAACACTTGCAGTAATAAATTGGGATATCAAAGACCAAGTAACGTCAACTAATATTCCATTTTGTATTGTATGTACTCCAAAAAATGCCGTAGAGAAAAAAACTACACCGAAAAATGAAACGCCAGCTGTTACACCAAAAACATTCAAAACAAGCCAAACAAAAACCACAGAAAACAAAAAAATTAATATTTCCAAAGCAAGTGCATAATCAGGTATGTATGGGCTATCTTCAATCAGTATAGACTCAGCGAGTGCAGCTTGTATTTTGTGTGGTTCTAACAGCCCTACAGGTGTTGCTATCTGAGGCATGATGCCTTTTGCAGTAAAACCTACAAAAACAAACTTATTCTCTACATTCATTTCAGCAAGATTTGTCTGTGGTGTATCTACCCAACTAACCCATTTACGACCTAATGAATCTACAGATACGGGCGGTAGACCTTTAACTCTAACTTCTTCAAGGCCATTACTATTAGTTTTGATAATGTAAGTATCTGCACCTGCTAAGACTTTCAATACTTCTGTACCAAAAGATGATACCCAACCATTAGGTGTTCTCATCAACAAAGGTAGCCTGCGAACCAAGTTGTCAACGTCTGTCCTGGCTACAGATATGCCTTGTGTCGCATTTTGTTTAAGTATCTCTATGTTTTGTATTGCACCTTTTACTTCTAAACCACCAACATCATTCCCTAGTATGACTGTGCCTTGAGTTGGTGGATAATCGCCTTCACCTTCAAACATAGCTAGTACACTAGGAGAAAAAGACAAAGCTTGTGAAAACTGTGGATCGCCACCAAATCTATCAGGCTGTGGGAACGCTATTACCCAACCTACGCCTGTCGCACCATTTCTTAATAAATTAACGTGTATCTGTGCTAGGGTTTGTCTTGATAAAGGATAACCGCCCTCATTGGCTATGTCATCTTCTGTAATATTCAGAATAGCAAAATGTCCAGAAGGTTTTTTTTTAGTTACAAAACTATCAAATGTTTTTAATTTTAATATTTCATGTGCAACTGGTTGAAAATAGTAAACTGATCCAAGTAAGAAAAATAAACTTAAAAATATAATAGTTTTTTTCATCCTGATCCCTGTTTAATCGTTATAGTAGTTGAAGATCCACCGTTTATTTTTACTGTATTCGATACTCCATCTTGTACTAATATCACAGTATAGCTTTGTGACCCATCTAAATCTAATCTAGCGCTTTGGTTTACTGATCTTATAAGACTTATAGTTTGTCCAGCTAGGATAGTTGTAATTTGTGTGTTTTTATCTTGGCCTATATTAGTTCCTACTATACGGATACCAACACCCCCTTGTTTTAACTGGTCTTCCTCTTTAGATACAGCCAAAGCATCTATAACTTTTAACAAATCTTCAAGAAAGTTTACATCCAAATAATTTATATCTAGCTCGGTAAACTCTAGGTT